CTTAACCCGTCGATCATCGCCAAAGAGGCGCTGGTCATTCTTGACAATGAACTGCGGTTCGCGAAGTCTGTCTATCGCGGATACGAAGAGGAATACATCAAAAACGTCAACGGCTACAAGTTCGGCACGGCGATTTCGATCCGCAAGCCCGCGCAGTTCACGGTCCGCACCGGGAACGTCGCGAGCGTGCAGGATGTGATCGAAGGCACGACCACCCTGACCGTCGATACCCAGATTGGCACCGACTTCAAGTTCTCGTCTGCTGACTTGACCATGAAGATCGGCGACCTGTCTGAACGGGTTATTAAGCCTCAGATGGTCCAGATTGCCAACAAGATCGACCGCGACTTGGCCGGCTTGTTCACGCGCGTTTATAACTACACCGGCACGCTCGGTTCGACCATGAACGCATTCGGCTCCTACGCCAAGGCACAGCAGCGCCTTGACGAAATGGCCGTCCCGACCGATCAGCGTATGGGCATGGTTTCCCCGGCTGATTACTGGGACACCGTGTCGAACCTGACTGGCCTGTTTATCGCTGCCCAGGCGTCGCCTGCGTACGTCAAGGGGACGCTGCCCGGCGTTGCCGGCATGGACGTGATGATGTCCCAGAACGTGAATACTTTCACGGCTGGTACTCGCACGAACGGCACTGTCAACGGCGCAAACCAGGAAGTGACCTATTCTGGCGCGCAGGCTAACACCTATACCCAGACCCTTAGCGTTACGGGCCTTGGTGTTTCGACCACGATTGCGGCCGGTGAAGTCTTTACCATCGCAAACGTCTTTGCTGTCAATCCGGTGACTAAGGCAGTTCTGCCCTACCCGCAGCAGTTCGTCGTCACCACGGCGGCTACTGCTTCGGCGGGCGGCGTTGCTTCGTTGACTATCTCCCCGGCCATTATCACGTCAGGGGCTTTCCAGACCGTGCAGTTGGCGTCTGGTACTGCGCTTCCTTCGGGCGGCGTCGTGACGTGGGCGGCTACTGCGTCCACCAGCTACAGCCAGAACATGGCGTTCCACAAGAACGCTTTCGCTCTTGCGGTGGTTCCGATGGATCGTCCGCCGGGTGCGGTCGACGTTGCTCGCGAGACCTACAAGGGTCTCTCGGTCCGCGTTATCCCGGTTTACGACGGCATCAATGATGCGTCCATGTGGCGTCTTGACGTGCTCTATGGCTTCTCGGCCATTGATCCGCGTCTTGCCGTTCGCATGGCTCGCTAATCTGGAAAAGGGGAGAATTTATCATGGCACTTCAGCGTCAGCTTGGTGACGGCGACAGCGAAGGCACGGTTCTCGGCCGTGCTTCTACTGCGCTTATTGCGTTCTACGGGGCCACGCCGATTGCGCGCCCCGCCGCTACTGCCCAGGCAACTGTTGTTGACGCTTCAGGCGGCACGGCAGCGGCTACCAACGGCATCTTGACCCTGACCGGCACTTACAACTCGGCCATCATTGGCAATGCGATTGCGACCCTTGCGGCGCAGACGAATGCCATGCAGGCCGCGCTTGTGTCGCTCGGCCTTATCAAGGGTTCCAACTGAGTTAAGCGGGGCGGCTGGCAACGGCCGCCCCGTTTCTATACCGGGTTTGATATAAGGCTAAGAATGAAAATCTTTGCAGCTATCCCGACCTATGACGGCAAGATATTGGCCGGCACGGTTAAGTCGCTATTGGACGAACAGACGGTTTGCGCTGCCGTTGGTGACACGCTTGAAACGCACTTTTTGCCCGGTTGCTCGCTAATTACAATGGCGCGCAATCAGCTTGCGCAAGACTTTATGGACAGTGACGCGGATCGGTTTATATTTATTGACGCCGATCTAGAATGGGATCCGGGTTCGGTTGCCAAATTGGCACGGATGCCGGTTGAATTTGTCGGCGCAGCCTACAGGCTAAAGCAGGACACGGAAGCCTATTCGGTCGGCTGGTGTACGGAAACCACCGAACTGTGGTCAAACGAGCTAGGGTTGATTAAGGTTTCGTCACTGCCGACCGGGTTTATGAGCCTGTCGCGTGACGTGTTCGGCAAGTTGCGGGACGCCTTCCCGGCCGAAAAATACACCCACATGGACACGCACGCTCATGCGTGGTTCCAGGCTCCGTTTCTAAACGGGCAATTGTACGGCGAGGACGCTTACTTTTGCCACAAGTGGCAATCCATTGGCGGCGAGATTTGGCTTGACCCTTCGTTGACGCTCACGCATGTCGGCGGGTCTAGCAAGTTTAAGGGCTGCATTGGCAATTGGTTGAAGGCGAGGACTACAGATGGCGTCTCCTAGGTGGGGATACACGCTCGACGGGCGTGCGCACGTTTTTGCGGACGGTGTGTTGCCGCGCGGCTGGATAGAGGTCCCGCCGTTTGATCTAGACGCGATGGAATGGACGAAGCGCGCGGCGCTGCCGCTAGTGCTTGACGACGAAGGGGACGACGATGGCGCGCACGCAAGCGGAGTTGGTGGTAGCGATCTCGGAGAACCTCGGCGTCCTCGCGGCCGGCCAAAGCGTATCGGCTGAGGATAACGTTGTTATCGTTCGCCGGCTGCAGCCTAAGAACGAAGAACTGAACGCCCGCGCTATTTGCTACATCCCGGACCTAGACGACATTGAAGACGCTTTCTTCCTGCCGTTTGCCGCAGTCATGGCGGCGGAATTGGCTGGCGCGTTTGGCATTATTGGCAGCCAGAAGCAAGCCCTTGACGCAGCCGCAGTCAACGCGGAACGGACGCTAAGGGACGTTGTGAGGCCGCGCGGAACACGCCAGATGCTTGCGGTTGAACAGATCGGCGCTCGCTATGGCTACGGCTACGGCGGCTATGGTTGGGGCGGCTGGTAAGTGACCGACATTCCCTTCCCCGCTTCATCCTCGACCGGTGGCCGGCCGCAGGAAAGCGGCGGGCGTATGGTCAACGCTTACGCGGAAAAGCTGTCGGACGGTGCGCGGGAGAGGGTGGTCCGCAAGCGCACAGCGGGGCTTAACAGGATCGCAAACAGCGTAGCGAGCCGTGTGCATTGCCGGGGCTTTCTGGCGGTCGGTAGCACCACGCTGGTGGCCTATGACGGGCACCTAGAAGCCATCGCGCCGTCGAGCGGGGCTTACGTTAACACGGCGCTCGGTGCGCTGGCCGGCACGACGCCAATCACGCTGGCGAAGAATAACAAGACGCCAACCGCTGACTTGGTGGCGGTTACGGAAAACGGCGCATTCCAGGTTTTCACGGGTTCGGCGCCTATCCCGTACCCGGACGCGGACGTTGGCTCGCCTAACTCGGTTTGTTTTGGTGACGGCTACTTTTTTTTCACGTATGGCGACGGGACGTGCATCGCGTCGGACCTGAACGATACCGCGATTAACCCGCTGGATTTTACGACGGCAGAAAGCAAGCCGGACGGACTGTTGCGCGGTGTGTTTTTCCGGCAAGAACTGCTCCTAATGGGGCAAGCCTCGATTGAGGTTTGGCAAAACACCGCTAACGCAACCGGGTTTCCGTTTAGCCGGTCAACCGTTATCCCGCGCGGCCTGATTGGCCAGTGGGCGGTGGCGGGTTGGGAGGACGGTTGGGCAAACACGCTGATCTGGGTCGGCGACGATAACATCGTCTATCAGATGGCGGGCTACACGCCGACCCGGATCAGCACGCACGACGTAGAGCGCGCAATCCAGACCACGGCCAATGCCGGCGAGCCGGAGACGATCAAGGCGTGCGTGTATATGTCGGAAGGACATGCGCTGTGGTCGGTCAAGGCTGCGGACTGGTGCTGGGTGTATGACCTGACAACGCAGACCTGGCACGAACGCGCGTCCTACCAGTCCGATACGTGGCGGGGCGAATGCACGGTCAAGAATTACGGCTTGTGGCTTTGCGGCGATAGCACGAACGGGATCGTGTACTCGATTGACAGCACGTACTATCAGGAAGGCAATGATCCTGTCGTGTGGTCGGTTACGAGCGGGTTTGCGTCCGACTTTCCAAAGCCGGTGTTTGTGCATCGCGCCGACTTTGACTTCGATATGGGTTGGGGTCTTGCGGACGGCTTAAACCCGGTGCAGACCAATCCCAAGGTTCGGATTAGCTGGTCCGACAACGGCGTGACGTTCTCACAGCCGCTAGAGCGCCAGCTAGGCGGCGGCGGGGCGTATAGCCAGCGCATTACCGTGCTGCGCACCGGCACAAGCGGTCCAGTCGGCCGGCAGTGGCGCCTTGAAGTGTCGGACCCGGTTTATGTGGGCCTCCTAGGCGGGGCCATGCAGGCAACTTTACGGGAACCGTAAGGCACACAAATGGCCATTACTCGCGCTGTCCCGCGTCCGCCGCCGCCGTCCGTGCCTGTGGTGGATGCGAACGGCAACCTAACGCCAGCGTGGCAGGCGTGGCTAGTCGAATTAATTGCGTTCCTGTTAGACGTTAAGGCACAGGTTCCGTAAGGCTAGCGTAACACTGAAAAGTCTGGTAGACTGCCGTTACACACAACGGGAGTTTGCTATGCCGGGTTTACGCAGGAAAGACATAGTTGGTCAGGTTTTTGGTTTTCTGACCGTTACTGCATTCGACAGAGTGGCGGACTACGGTCAAACGTACTGGCGCTGCATGTGCCATTGCGGCACGGAAACGGTTGTCAGGAAAAGCCACCTAAAGGACGGCGGCACAAAAAGCTGCGGTTGTGAACGCGGTGCGTTAATCGGGGAAGCCCGCACAACGCACGGCCACTGGAAGAACGGCAAAGGAACGCCGGAATACTCGGCTTGGATGCTGGCGCGGGTTCGGTGCCACGTTCCAAGCAACCACGCCTACAAAGGCTACGGAGCGCGCGGCATCGTAATGTGCGACCGCTGGCGTTTTGGCGAAGACGGCAAATCCGGCTTTGAATGCTTCATTGCGGATATGGGGCCAAGACCTGAAAGCGGGACGTTAGACAGAACTGACAATGACAAGGGCTATTCGCCTGAAAATTGTCGGTGGGTGTCAATGAAGGTTCAAGGGCGCAACCGGCGCGGGAATAAAATTGTCGAGTTCGACGGCCGGTCGATGTGCGTTTCTGAAGCGGCTGAATTAGCGGGTATAAAGCCCGGTCTTGTTTACCAGAGATTAAACCGAGGATGGCCCGTGGAAGCCGCGCTTAACCAAAGCGTCGGCAGAAACGGCCCGCGACCTAAAGAGTAGGAAAATACATGGCATCCGTGTTCTCCGGGCGCGCGGGCAGGAATGCCGCGAATGCTGCACAGCAGGAAGTCGGCCGCGCCTTTAACGAGGCAAAAGGCGACCTTAAGACTGGCCTCGACACGTATAACACCAACGTGAGCGAAGGCTATGACAAGGCGCAGGGCTACTATCAGCAGGCCGGCGACCTTTACAAGCCAATTGGCCAGAACGCCGGCTACTATGCGGACCAGTACAAGGCGGCCCTAGGCAATACGCCGGAGTCACAGTCAACGCTCGGCAGCATGTTCACGGCCAATCCGGGCTATCAGTTTGCATTGCAGCAGGGCCAGCAGGGGCTTGCTCGGCAGGCTGCGGCGGGTGGGCGTGCGGCTTCCGGTAATGCCTTGATGGCGTCCCAGCAGTACGGACAGGGCCTTGCAAACCAGGAATATAACAACTGGTATAATAACTATATGAACAACCTGTATCGCGGCCAGCAGGGCGCAATGCAGGGCGTGCAGGGCCAGTCGCAGGCACTCGACGCACAGGGCCGGCTTGCTTACGGTTATGGCACGGACACCGGCAACACTGCCATGAACTACGGCCGGACGCTTGCCGACATGGGCACGGCATACGGCGACAAGGCCGCGTCTATCAGCATGTCGGGCATTAAGGCAGGCGACCAGGCGGCGGCTAATCGCTACGGCGCGATGATGGGCGGCTTGAACTTGCTCGGCTCGGGGCTTGGCGCACTGGCCGGCAATCCTAGCGCGCTGGGCAACATCGGCGCGAACTTTGGCGGCTTTTTTAAGAGTTGAGGGGCCGACATGGCATTGCAGCTTATCCCGCTTGGCGCACCGGCTGTTGATACTTACACGCCGCTTGCGCAACTTGGCCAGACGTTTTTCAAGCAGTACGACGACGCTAGGAAGCGCAGGTTTGAAGACGATTTTACCAAGTCGAATGCCGACCTTATCGGCGGGATGACACCGGCTGCACCCGCTCCTGCAGCACAGAATGGCACGCTTGGGGATATGGGCAAGCCTAGTCGTGCGCTGCCGTCTATGGCGGCCGGTCAGGGTGATATCGGCCAGTACGCGCAGAGCATCAAGGCAATCGAGAGCGGCGGGAAGTACGGCATTGTCGGCCCCACGCATCCGAAATACGGCCGGGCGCTTGGCGCTTATCAGGTGATGGAAGCCAACCTTCCGCAGTGGTCACAGCAGACGCTAGGCCGCACGGTGACGCCTGACGAGTTTTTGGCCAACCCGCAAATTCAGGATGCTATTTTCAACGCCAAGTTTGGCGAGGCTGTCACCAAGTACGGCAACCCGCAGGACGCGGCGTCGGTGTGGTTCACAGGCCAGCCGCTTGCCAAGGGCGCTAACCGTCGCGACGTGCTCGGCACAACCGGGCAGGCTTACGTTGACAAGTTCACCCGTGGCCTCGGCGGTGCTCCGCAGGCCGCACCCGTTCAGGTGGCGTCCATCTCCCCCGGCATGGGGTACGCGCCCGACACCCGCCCGCAGGCTGCGCCTATGCAGGGGCCGCCGATGCCGGCGAGCTTTGACGAAGCCGTCCCCGGAGCCGCACAACAGCCCGGCATGTCGTTTGCCGGCATGGCCGCACCGCAGGCTTCCGCGCCCGTCCAGCGGCCTCCTATGGGCCTTGGCGGGGGTATGCCGCAGAGTGGGGGCTTTGCCCCGCCGCAGGCTACCCCGCAAGCCGCGCCGCAGCAGATGGCGCAGGCCGGCCCCGGCGCTGATCCGTTTGGGTTTAGCCGTATGCCGCCCCAGGTTGCGGCTGCCGTTAAAAGCATGATGGCAAACCCGTTGCCGGCAGCGCAGGCGCGGGCGCAGTCGATCATTGAACGGTACGTGAAAACGGAACAGTGGGCACCGTTTACCGACCCGAACACGGGCGCGTCACTGCAGCGCAATTCCAACACCGGGGAAGTCAAGCTTATCCAGACCGCGCCTAGCCGGTATCAGGTGCAGAGGCTCGAAAACGGTGACATTCTGGCCGTTGACCAGACGACCGGGAAGCCGGACCTTATCCGCGCGGGCGAACAAGATGCACTGTTGCGCCAGTACGAAGCGGCGAAGCGCGACCCGAACAACCCGTTCAAGGGCAGCGTTTTTGACTTCAAAAAGCAGCTCGCGGAAGCTGGTTCGACTCGGGTCAACAATAACATCGGCAAGCCAGAAGAGGCTTACAAAGTCACTGTTGGCAAGGCTTACGGCGACCAGTTTATTGACACGCAGAAACAGGGGCGCGCGGCTGTCGGCGTAAAGAACACTCTGCGCTTGATGGATAACTTGACGCGGGATGATAATTTCTATTCCGGCATCGGAAGTGACGCGGTTACGAAGGTTAAGCAGTTTGTCGCTGGTTTTGGTGGCAACCCTAACGCGGCAACGCCGAACGAAGTGTTCCGCAGCCTTGGAACTGACGTTATCCTTGGCAAGCTTGGCGGCTCTCTTGGCGCTGGCGTTTCTAACGCTGACGTAACATTTATGAGCAACACCGTTCCCAATTTGTATCTTACCAAGTCGGGAAATCGGTTTCTTATTAAGACGACAGAAAAGCTGGTTGACCGGCAGGCCGAAATTGCACGGCAGGCACGGCAGTACGCGGCGAAGAAT